ATCAACACACCTGAATCAAGGACTCGTGATCTTGAAGAAAAGAAAAAAGGTCTGGCGGCTAAAGCTAGAGTAGCTGAGTTGTTGGACACAGCTACCGAGGTTCAGCTTATATCTCACGGTGTAGGTAAGTTTGGAAGATGTTTAGGTGAAATAGACTTCTGTTGTCCAGATTCACTCACTATGAAGAACTTAAACAAGCAGCTTATAGAAGAGGGGCACGCTGTAGAATACTTCGGGGGCAAGCGTTAAAGTGTAATTAAATACCCTAGTTTTTGGGGTTTAATCTCCACTTGTTTGTAGTCAATGGTTGTGTTTGTATACCAATACATTATCTTTTTATAATTGTCGTAAGCTCCAGGGGTATTTGATAAAAGTACTCACCCTTGCCAACGTATTTGTTTTTAACCTCTACAGGTTTAAGGTGCTTTATTTTTTGACTCCAGAACATAACAGCATGTGTTAGTTCTTTGTTCCAAATGTAAAACAAAGTAAGTTGTTTAAAAAACTTTTTCTTACGGTGAGGTAGCTGCACTGTATTGTAAGGGAAGTTTGGACCAGACCACACTACTTTTACTTCACACTCTACACAGAATGGATCTGAATAATTTACTCCCCATTCATCTGCCTTTGAAGCTATGAGGTCCTGAGCATATTTATTATGATGATCAACAGCGGCAAACCCTTTCTTTTTAAGATGTTCTTTACAAGCAACTCTTGCTAATCTATCGTACTTTTCGTACAATTTTTTATCAAAAGGTTTTCGAGCTGACATCTTACAGCTTTACTTTGCTCTCGTTGTATTCCTCACATGCTGATCGTACCCCTTCTATTTCTGCTAGCACACCTTTTCTGTAGTCTAGCATAGTGTCAATTACTTGCTCCCAATTATTTATTGGCTCACCATTGTCTTTGTGAAGGTCTTCATATAGTTTAGAAGTAATCTCATGTATCTCGTTACAAGTAACGAAGTACAGGTTACTCAGTTCCTTTGAGTTCATCCTGGATAATTTTGATTGTTGCGTCCACTTGTTTTCTATTCTTAGGAATAAACAACATGTAGTCATCCATCTGATTATCAATCAGATACCTAAGAAAAAGTTTCCACCGCAACGGGAAGGTGTGCTGTCCGTGCACGTAACCTTTGGTTTCGATGATAAACTTATGATCGTGGGAAACAAAATCAGGGGTGTACTTTATCCCAAGCACAGCCTTTTGAGTGTTATCTCTCATAACATCTCTACCCTTCGTCATCTTGTGATAGATACCGTTGTATCTAAAACCATCCATTAAATAAAAGACATCTGTCTCGTATCCAAACTTTAATTTAGAATCCTTAAGTCTGTCGTAACAGTATGCCTCTAGTGCACTCTTAAGGTTATTGCCTGCCCTTCTATGGCCTTTAGCTTTAGCTCTTTTCTTTACTTTTTTTCCCACAAATGGGAATATAAAAATAAACAAACGTTAAAACTGTTCAAACTCTAGCTGTTTATCAACATCTTCTATGTTAATATGTTGATATAGTTTAGAAAAGGGGCCTATCATACTAAAGCCAGCGTGATTTGGATTAAAATCAAAGTAAAATGGATCATCTATTGCTGTTGGTTCTCCACCAGTTTCTTGCTCTCTAACTTTACGCACATGAAACTCTGTTCTGTTGCGTTTCTCTACATCAGGATGATGTATTTTTCTATGTATAGTAATGAAGCAGTCAGCTCTGTTTACCCACATGCCACCGTATTCTGTATCAGGAGCGAGGGGTGCAATAGGCTGTCCATCATCCCCCTTTTGCCTCTGCGCTGATGTAATCGAGTGTGCGTTTACCCATACAGCTATGTCTAACCTATTACAAAATGTGAGGAAAGATCCAGCTGCTTCGTAATGGTACTCAAATGCTGATCCTGATTTGTTTGATGTAAGAGCTACCTTAAGAGAGTTGTATGGATCTATAAGCAACCCATCTATCTTTCTATGCCTAGTAATCTTTTCTGTGTATACAAGTAGGTCTGCATAGCTAAGCATCTTTGTGTTGTCTATCAATATAAAATGCTTCGACACCCACTTCATCATGTATCGCACCTCACCTTCAGTCATTTCGTCTAGCGACTTACCGCAAGCAAACTGCATAAGTTTGATCTTAACGTTAGCAGTTTTATTTTCTGAAGAGTAGATTACCCATACCCAATCATTATTTATAGATATAGTAACCATCATGTACAGCATAAACGTAGTTTTACCTACAGAGCTGTGCCCTGATATCATAACAAACTCTTTCTTGTAGATAAAGTTTTTATCAAACAGCACGTTACCTGTACCACACCCTTTTTCTATCTCTCCATTCTTGTATCTAATAATCCAGTCTAAATCCTCTACGTCAGAACTCATAAACGACATGTCGCCATCTGATAGTAGCAACTCTCTTTGCGCTTCCTCTTCTGCCTCTATAGTCTCATGTATAGGCGCCATCTTACCACGCTCTATGCCATCACGAATTGTATTCTTAGCGACGTACATATCGTCAACCTCACGCAGCTCTATCTCACGTTCTAAGACACGGTACGCTTCAAACTCATCTACCCTGCCTACAGATATATACCCACCCATAAGTATCGCAGCTTTGAGTAGCACGTTATGCTTCTCCCCATCAGGCGCATTGCGTATCATCCTGGCGGCAAGGTGTAGCTTAGTATAGTCTGTAGATATTTCTTTTACCTCAGCTACCTGCGTCTTTGGAATGTCATCAAAGAGCATCTTGCCGAAATGCTCTGACTCTATCTTTATAACAGCATCAGGATCGTAGCTCTCGAAGCACGCTCTACTTTCATTGATCCCCGTACTATCAACCTCTAGGTTATACTTGTTATCAAAGTACTCTACTAACGCACGAAAGTGATCTCTATGATTTTCTGAGTTTGTAACTTTAACAACAGCCTTTAGCCCATCGCCAGACGGACTTACCCAGCATGCTTTTACAAAAGGATCTAGTGATAGTATTGACTTGCTTTTATCAACGTCAATGTGGTCAAAATCTAAGACGATGTAGCCACTATGCTTTATTAGCGAAGAGTCTTTGCGTTCATTAAACTTACCGCTAAATAATACTACAGGTAGCTTTGACTTTAAAGACTTATCTCCTCCTCTAATTTTTTCTATCGCAGATTTTTGCTTACCAGATTTTACCCTGTCTAAGCACTGTTCTAACGATATGTAATTAGGAGCGTCTTTGCTGTATAGGTCACGATATATTGTGAGCATGATCTACCTCAGTCTTTTTCTTAATATCCATAGCTGTTTTATAACACATCCTATACAATGTCGATTGCTTTATATTTTCTTCATGCTTATCAAACACATGATACATTGTAGTTCTATCCATACCCCATGTCTTAGCCAGTAGTTGTGGGTGACAAAAATTTCTAAATGCATTTATAAAAGCGTATCTTAAAAAGACATACTCCATCTTCCTCGTTTTTATTTCTTTGTACATATCCTCTGGAAGAGCTAAACTCAGGTACTCATTCTTTAAAGTATCCATAATATCTAAAGTGTAGCCTAAATGTTTTGGCTTTCTTTCTCTACTTAACTGTCTCATATGTAATCTGTTTCATAGTAAGATGATGCTTTTACACCGCTATCTAAATGCTCACGTATCCGAGCAACGGCCTTTTCAAACTTCATCCTCCCAAAGTTTAATGTGTCTTCAGAAGCAAAGTATAATCCTACTGCATACGGATATGTCTTTTCTTGGACTACCCATCTGAAGTCATCTATCCCAAGGACCTGAGTATACATGTATGCCTGAATGTCGTAACCAAAGTCACGAACACTCCAACGGAACTTACTTATCTTCTGTGTAGTTTTAGAGTCAGATATATATCCGTCTCCTAGTACATCTAAAAATCCACGCACAGGTACGTCGTTTATAAAATCATTAAACTCATACTGTGCATCGCCATTCAAAGAAGTTTCATGAACTCCCGTATCATGTAGGCGCTCTATCATCTCTTTTGCTTTAGCAACATCTTCATGTGACACAGTTTCTTTACCTTCTTCTGCTATAGATTCTTTCCATTCAGAGTAAGCCTTGGTTCTTTGAGGAGCCTTACCCCCTATCTCTAAGCATATAACTGTATCGTCTGCGACTACGAACTGATCGCTAAACGACTCAGGAGTTAGGAGCAGGCAGTCATATAGCTTACCAAAAGCTAAAGCTGGACTTTCAAACTTAAGTTGGTTTCTCATCTTCATCTCAAAGAGTTGCATATCTTGTAGCGCAACTTTAATAGACGAGTATGAGAGGTACGATTTACCATACCTATCTTTTAGCTGAGTTGATAAATCCATTACTTATTTTTTTTAACTTTTACTAAAGCATCAGAATAAATGTCACTGAAATATTCTAACTGATCATTTTCTTTATTGTAAGTCTGTATGTAGTTCTTTTGACACATTAAATTAATTGCGTCAATATTTAATCCTTGGTTGTCAAAGTGTAATACTTTTATCGATCTAGAAATTTTCTGACTAAAAGGACTTGCTTTCATTGGGTGTTCATTCATAACCATAAGCGTATCAAAAATTTCTGCACCTGACTTTTCATCCATTCTATATGTCATGTCTTTTAGCCTCGACCTTAAACCACTGTAAGTCCTGTTTTCCATAAGTACTTCCAAACCAGTAATTAAACTTAACTTATTTTTGGATTCTTTATTCCATTGCTTAGAAATTTTTACTGCTTGTTCAACATCAATATTGCCGCTTTCAGCAGCGTAGTTTGCATAATCCATAGCTGTCCATTTAGAACTAGTGTTATTTATAGCTATTGTATGCTCATCATTTTTCCAAGCTTTACTTACAATGTATGGGACTACATATTTTAGTTTCCTTAAAGACCAAAACCTATGCTGCCCATCAACGATGTATTTGTCTTCATTAACGATTATAGGAATTTGCACTCCTATTTCTTTAATACTATCAGTTAATTTATTTAGGATCCTTTGATTAGGCTCTCTGTTTGTATCAAGAAACTTAAACATCCCATAGTTTTTAGTTTCATGAGTTTTAAATTTTGTAATCTCCATTAGACAACTACTTTAGCAAGACTACCAAGAGCTTCTAACTTCTTTCTTTGCTCAGCACTAAATTGATCTCCATACTTCTTTAGCGTTTGCTCTACAGCAGAAACTTTGTTTGTTTGAGTATTGATGTGAGCTAAGCTCTTATCAAAAATAACCTTCATCTCTGCACGAGTTTTCTTTTTTGCGGGAACAGATCCGCTACCGTCATTTGTGGCGTCGCTATCTTTGGTATCGTCAATGCAGAACAATCCGTTAAGGGCATACTTCCTAGCATAACTAGACGATGCACCTGTTACCTGGCTACCATCCATACCTTTTTTACTTAACTCTTCTCTAGCAAACGCTGTAGTTTGCACTTCTGCCTGACCGTCGGTAAGCCTAG